ATTCTTTCTATGGTTCTTATTGGGCTGATGTCTACGGTGAGCGCCCTTATCGGGTACTTTATCGGCCGGGACTACCCGACCCGCGAGGAAGTCATCAAGACCATGAAGAAGAAGTTTGACACGACCCCCGTAGGGCCGGTCAACCGTCCAAGCGCCAAGCAACTGGCAGCATGGGCCGATCCCAAGAAAGCGGCAGAGGAAAAAGCGATGATTGATTCATTAAAGGATTTTCCTGAGTTGCAGCCATGAAATACGACAATATAAGAAAATGGGCGAAAGACCATAAGAAGAACCCGAACGCTCTGGTTAGATTATTTAAGAAATTAAACAAAACGGAAACCATGATATTTTTAGAGGAGATGAAAGATGAAGGACACACGAAACATAGCCACCTTGCATGAATGGAAGGACAATCCCCGCAACATAAAAGAAGGGGACTTCACCCGCCTCAAGGGGCAAATAGCCCGCCTGGGGCAATACAAGCCCTTACTCATAACCCCTGACGGGACGGTAATCGGGGGTAATATGCGGCTTCGTGCCTATAGAGAGTTAGGTGTTACCGATATATGGGTGTCCATTATTGAGCCGAAAGACAAAAACCAAATGCTTGAATACGCGCTTTCGGATAACGATAGGGCTGGTTACTACGATGACGATATGCTTGCCAACCTCATTCCAAACTACCAAATAGACTGGTCACAGTATGCGGTAGATATGAAACCGCCGGAAGATATACAAAAGTTAATAGATAGAATAGCACCGGTTGAGGAGGATGAAGCACCTGAAGTATCAGAGGGTGAGGCTATATCAAAACTAGGTGAAGTGTATCAGCTGGGGCGTCATAGACTGATGTGTGGGGATAGTACAGAGATAGAGGATGTTGAAAAGCTAATGGATGGTCAGAAGGCTGACATGGTGTTTACTGATCCACCGTATGGAATGTTTTTAGATACTGATTGGAGTGATGCAAAAAGTAGTCTAACTTTCATGAAGGACAAAGGAGTTACTGGTGGACAAAAACATAGAGAAGTAATAGGCGATCACGAAGATTTTGATCCAAGTCATATATTTACATATTTTGATTATTGCAAAGAGATGTTTTTATGGGGAGCAAATTATTATGCAGAAAGACTGCAGAAAAAGAATGATGGTAGTTGGTTCTGTTGGGATAAACGACTAGAGGAGAGTATGGATAAAATGTATGGAAGTTGTTTTGAACTAGTGTGGAGTAAGAATAAACACAAGCAAGATATGGTAAGAGTTAAATGGGCTGGTATATTTGGTAGAGAAAAAGAGAAAGACAAACAGACACTACATCCCACAAGAAAACCAGTTGAATTATCTACATGGTTTTACAAGAAGTTTAGTGAGGAGAATGATATTGTTGTAGACCTATATGGAGGCAGTGGTTCATTTCTCTTAGGAGCAGAACAAACCAACCGTATCTGCTATATGATGGAATTAGATCCAAAATACTGTGATGTCATCAGAAAACGCTATTATAAGTTTATAGGAAAAGAGGAAGAATGGCAGACCTTGTAAAGCAAGAAGAAAACAAGCCTGGCAAAGGAGGTTTTGGAGATCACCCAGAGAATATAAATCGTGAAGGCCGTCCGAAGAAAGGTATGGCACTTACCGATCTCATGCGGGAGATGATGGATGAAACGCCGCAGATTAAGAAGGCGATTATGGCGAAGCTGATGCAGATGGCCGCAGAAGGCGATATAGCCGCTATCCGTGAGGTCTTAGATCGGACGGAGGGTAAACCCATTCAACCGAATGTTGATATGGGTGAAGATAAGATGGAAGACCTTTTACATATTTATATTCCGGAAAAAAACAAATGAAACCTATTATCACCAAACACGCCATTGAAAGACTGAGATCATTTGGGATTACCTATTCGCAACTTGAAGCGCTTTTAGATACTGCAATCTCATGGCCCCCAAGCCACCACAGTAAGAAGGATGACTCCATTACCCTTAAGAATGGCCCGTATTTATTCGTCATGGATAAAGAAAGAAAAGTGTTGATTACGGTCTATGACCAACGGCTGAATTTGAAAGCAGCGGAGTTATGACATGGATTGGAAACCTCATCCAAAGCAAGAAGAAGCGCTCAGGCAAAACGCCTTCGAAATACTTTTCGGAGGGGCAAGGGGAGGCGGCAAAACTGATACAGGGTTGGTATGGTTACTCAATGGCGCTACTCATCCTCGCTATCGCGCTCTGGTTATACGGCGTAATGCCGATGACCTATCTGATTGGGTGGATCGTGCTGTGCGCTTCTATCATGGCATGGGGGCTAAGATTGCATACCGTCCGGCAGAGATTACATTCCCATCCGGGGCGACAATTAAAACGGGACACCTTAAAGATGACCAAGCCTACACGAAATATCAAGGGCATGAATACCAACGACTTCTCGTTGAAGAACTCACGCAAATTCCTGAAGAACGCAGATACCTCCAGCTTTTATCGTCATGCCGTTCAACCGTTCGAGAACTTGTCCCGCAAGTATTCGCCACGACAAATCCCGGTGGAGTGGGGCATGGGTGGGTCAAAGCTCGTTTCGTTGATCCCGCCCCGCCCGGTACACCATTCCAAGATAAAGAAACGGGGCAAACGCGCATCTTCATCCCCGCGCGGATAGATGACAACCCTACTCTTGTAGACAACGACCCTGATTATGTGCGGTTCTTAGATGGATTGAAAAGTACCGATGTAGAACTTTGGAAAGCATGGCGATTAGGGGACTGGTCAACATTCGCCGGGCAATTCTTCAAAGAATGGCGCACCGACTTACATACTTGTCCCCCTTTTATTCCCGATGTGAAGAACGTCAAAAAGATTACTGCGGTAGTAGGAGGAATGGATTGGGGTCGCACCGCACCTTTTTCCTTCCACCTTTCCGCGCTACAGTTCAAGAACTATATTACCGAGGAAGGGCAATCCATAAAGTTTTATAGACTATTTACGTTCTTGGAAGTCTACGGAACTGATAAGACCCCAAAGGAGTGGGCGAAGATTATTAAAGACCGTCTACAAGGCTTCCAGTTGACCACACGCGACATTACATGGACTCAGGGTGATCCGGCTATGTTTACTAAAGGTCAGGACAGGTCTATCTCCATCGCCGACCAATTTCTTCGTGAGGACATTCGTATTAAACCCGCAAGCAACGACCGGGTAGGCGGGTGGGAGAATATGCACAACTGGCTCAGTCTTGCGCCGGACGGACTTCCGTATTGGATTGTTGCGGAAACCTGCGTTAATTTAATTAGAACCCTCCCGCAACTCGTTCACGATGAGAATAATGTGGAAGATGTGGATACGACCGGCGAGGATCATGCCCCGGATGATTGCCGGTATTGTTTGAAGGCTCTCAAGTGGCTTGACGGAGCGAAGATAGGGGGAATAAAGTTTGGTGGGAAACCAAAAGTATGGCTTCCGAAATGGGATGAGGGAAAGTCCGTTGCGGTATCACTGGAACAATTTGAACGGGCGGGAATAAAGAAGAAAGCCTATTATCCAAAATAATAAAAGGTGTAGTGTATAATACAAATAATGCAGGTTATCATAGACCATATCGTTGAGGATATTCAGGTTACAACGGTTACGCTCGCCCACGATATTACCGACCCCACTGGATCACGGATAAAAATGTTTCATTGTCCCGTTTGTGGTTCTCCTGTAGTTCAATACAGCGGGTTCGTGGCACGAATGTTCCCCGGCATGGAACCCGTTACTCTCCCTATCATAGCCCGTTGCACAAATACGAGGCGGTGTAATGCAAAGTACCTTTTCAGAAGCATTGTTTAATTGTGGTATAATGAGGACAACTCGGTGATTTTACGCCGCCTGAAAAGGTGGCGCTTTTTATAACTATGGACAATAGTCAAGGCATCCTCCAAGGTTCATTTACGAAAGCACCCATTGATTACCCCGTCATAGCAAAGGAAATGGTTGAGGCGCGGCAAGACCCACTCTCGTTAGAGATAGACGATGACGAGCTGGCACGGATTTCAAAAAAGAGAATAGATGACGACCAGAAGTTCTATGAACAGAAATACCATTTAAGTACCCGGCGACATAAAAATGAAGTTTACTACTTCGGGCGACAAGTGGCCGAACGGGAGAGAAAGGGTGAGTTAAAAGAATATGAGAGTCGCAATCAGGACAATGCCCTCTACGAAATCATGGCAACGATTAAACCCCTTGCCATGACTCACCTACCGGATATGATTGTTACCGCCGGTAAACCGGGGGATAAGGAGAGCGAACAAGCCGCGGAAGATTTAGGCGAATGTGTAGACTCGGATATTAAATCAAGGAATAATAGGAAAGTCTTAGGATTGGCGTTCAAGCATTTTCCCGTATATTTCATGGGATGTATTAAAGCCCGTTGGGATCCGCAACTCGGAGAATCAGGGGATTATGTCTTTGAGGTCATCCATCCCGACAATATCATCTTTGACCACTTCTGTACGACAAATAACGCGGATGATATGAGTTATGTCGCCCAAAGCGTTTCTATGACCGTTCAGGAGTTAGTCATGCGCTTCCCCGACAAAAAAGAAGAAGTATTTGCCAAGTTAAAAACTCAGGGGTTAATGTTAGGCGAGAATCCAACTTGGAAAGATTTAGCTTCGCCGATTAAAATTTGGGAGATATGGAGCGACTGGTATAAGAGAAACGATACGGGCAAACTCGCCGATACCCAACCTCCTTTAGACAAGCAGAATAACAAATGGGAAAAAGTATCGGGTGTAATTTGGAAGTATGACGATATTATCTTAAAGAAGATGAAGAATCCCAACTATGACCATGAGGGGGAAGAAAAGATATTTACCTATGAAGTTGCGGGCGATCCGACCACGAAGAAAGAACTCGGCGCACCGGAGGCTCTTGCCGCTTTGGTAACGGGTGTGATGCCCCCCAATGTTTCAAAGGAACAGATTTATCATAACTTCTTTGATATGCCCCGCAAACCATTCTTCTTCATGGGGTACGATCAATGGGGCAAACAGCCGATGGATGAAACGAGCTGGTTGGAACAGAACTTACACAATCAGGAAATTCTTGACCGCAGGGGAAAACAAATTGATGAAATGCTCTCCGATCGCGGGAAGCACGTCTTTAGTAAAGACGGGGGGTTAAAACCTGACGATATAGAGCGAATGGATATGAACGATCCCAAGCAGGATATTCTTGTTGAAGGGGATGTGAATAAAGTCCATTCGTTTATCGCCCCCGAACAACCCTCACCGCAGGAGTTTGCCTCCATAAATGACACAAGGGCAAGGATGTACGGAATATCCGGTTCCTCAGCAATCCGGGGAACGATGCAGTCAAATGTCGCAACGACCAATCAAATCGCCAGGGAAGCTGACTTTACGCGGGCTGATGATGTGGTAGAGGATACGATAAACGCCGCAAGCGAATGGATGTCCCAATGGGCGATGCAGTTTATCCGACTTAGATATACGGAAGATCATTTTAGAAAACTGTTAGGGGATAAGGGGAAGGTCATGTTCATCAAATTACACAGGGATTTAATTTCTGATGGCATGGAAGTAATGATTAAAGCCTCCGGTACGGACAAGTTGAAAGCGCAGAACAATGCGATGCAAATGGCTACCTTGAAAATGATTGATCCGATTACGTTCTTTGAAGATATGGGACTCTCCGATCCCCAGGGGAGAGCCAAGAAACTTCTTACTTTTATGGGCGATCCGGCTTCCTACATGGCAGAATATGTCATGGAGACGAACACGCCTCAATTGGTTGACGGATTGTTAGGAGCAGGAGCCGCGCAGGCTCTTGGGGGTGGACAGGGAGCCGCGACAGCGTCACCGGGAGGTGGGACAGGGCAAGTTCCCGCGCCTGCTGGCATAAACGCTCCCCCTGTTGCCCCCACTCCGATAAACCCGACACCGAATAATACGGCGGCTATTCCCGCGGCCCCGCCAGTCACCGCGCCGCAGGGGAGTCCGAGGGGGATGTAATGACCCCGCAGGACTTGTGGAATTTCTTTAAGCAGAAAGGTGCAGTTGCCAAACAGGATGTGGAACAGGCGATTCGTAGTCTTACGCCGACCAATCCTATTCAAAACGCCATTCAAAGCGGTATTCCTCTAAGTCAGGTTATTACCCAAACCCCGCAGGCGAAAATGGCAACGGATTACGTTTCGGGAATGTTACAGCCTACTCAGGAACAGAAAACCCAATCCCCGGTAACTACGGCACTTCAAACACTCGTTCCCCCTTTACAGTTACCCATTCGGGCAAAACAGGCAGGCAATACACTTCAGGATTTATCGGAGTTAGGGAAGATGCGGGACACCACACCGGAGTCTTTGACGAGGATGATGCCGTACTTGTTTATGACTTCCGGCCCCGTTGCGAAAACAGAACCCCCCCTAGAACCCCAAGCTCCTACAGGAGGAGAGATAGTAACGTTTAATGAACTTCCGAAAGCTAAACAACAAACTTTATATCAACAATTTCTTAAAGAAGGGAATAAAGATACTTTTCAAGGGTTTTCTCAAATGATGCAATCAGGTCAAGATTTTACAAAAGAGGGGAAGATATTATCAGTTTCAGGAGGAGAGATAGGGGGAATAAGCGCATATCATGGAACAGATGCAAACTTTAAGTCTTTTGATATAAACAAAGCAGGTTCAAATACTGATACGGGAATGTTTGGTA